TTCTGTCTGACACTATTGCTGCGAAATATTTTTGCCAATACTCTAATTGAGTAGCATTAAATTTACCAGTTAAAGGAATATTATGATTAATATCCTCTCCTGTATATTTTTTAACTAATTCTGCCATTTTTGGAGCAGGAATTGCTCCATTTCTTGCAGTAGCATTTACATGCTTTCCTTTATTATTAGGAACTCTATCTCTAGGTTCAGTTGCATGAGCAGCAGTGCTAGAGACTTTACTTTCCCAAAAATATCTTTTGATATATTTTCCTGCTTTAAATTCAGCTTCAAATGTTAAAGAGTTTCCTGCAAAATCATTTTCTCCACTTCTTTTTTTAATTTCCATATATGTAACCATATCACCAATAATATCTCCTTCATGAACTTCTATTCCATCAGGACCAACATCTAGGTTAGTTTCATATACATGAGATTCTGGTTCAGATTTTGTAGGCTTTTTAAGAGAAATTCCAAGTAACTTTTTTTCTTTTAAAAGTTTACTCAGATAAGCATTTACAGTCCCAACAAAAATTTCTGGTGATGTTGTTCCATCTGAAAATTCTGTTTTCAATAAATCTATCATATCTTTGATAGATTGTTTTTCTGATGTTTTTACCATGTACACATCAGTAGTATTCCAACTATCTTTTTTGCTAGTAAATATTTGCTGCTGTTCTCTATTAAAACTAGACCAGATGTAATCATAGATATTTGTTGTTTTTGCTGCAGGAATGGTTTTAGTAGATCCTCCATACCTAGCATAACTCCAAGAAGTATCTTTAGATCCTTCTGAGTGCCCAAGATATTTAATTAATGCCTTAGCTTGCTTCAATAAACCAAGATACCAATCAGAATCCATATTTGGAAATTCAGTTTTTAAATCATTATAAAGATTTAAATCTTGGTTAGGAGTTAGATCCGCACCATTTTCTATAGCATGATAAAAAACAACAATGGAAGCTGCTTCAAATTGATCTGTTTCTGTTGCCATTGATTCCTCAGTTTAGTATTATCTATCGTCTTCAGAACGATTTTCTGAATAGAAAACATCAAAAGCACCACCAGGATAACGCTTTTCAAGTTTTTCTACATTCCTAGCAATCACTTGATCAATAGGAGTTTCAAGTGCAATACATGCTTGCATCACATACCACATCATGTCTCCAAGTTCAGTAATCAAATGATCTTTATTATCTTCGTTCCAGGGTTTACCTTGGAAGATCATTTTCTTTACAATTTCAAGGAACTCCCCACCCTCAGCATTGATTCCAACACCAGCAGTAAGAAGTCTTTCAATGTTAGCACCTTTACGATCTAGTTCAACAATACGATCTGAAAATGCTACAAAGTCTCTAGATGCATCTGAAGTTACAGCATCTACAAACTCTTGGTACTTATTAAAATCAACTTGTTTTGTAATTTTGGTCATAGTGTGATTAAATTTATAGTAAGTTTAAATTATTTTATTATTTTTGTCAAATGACAGTGTGTACCCAACACAAATCTGAAACAAAAAAATTGTCTATATTTTCATCTACTGCTTTTTTAACTCCAGGAAATTTACCATCAGCATAATAATCATGTCCAGCAATAACTCCTTCACATTTCACTTTTGGTTTCCAAGCACGAATATCATTACAAACATCATCATATTCATGAGAGGCATCAATAAAAACAAAATCTAAACTTTTGTCTTCAAAATAAGTGGAAGCTTCTAAAGAAGTCATTCTTAAAGGTTTATAATATTGTTCTACTGGTTTCATATTTTGAATAAAAATTTCATACAAGTTATGAATGTTTGGTTCATACGCATCAGCATTTTTATCATAATGTTCTATGCTACCAAGCCAATGATCAACACAATAAAACTCAATATCTTTTTTAGAATTAGCAATTTCAACTGCCATATATGCAGAAGACTTTCCTTTCCAAGATCCAACTTCTACAAACTTACTTCCTGATGGAGATGTATCAACCATAATTTTATATAATCTTGGATATGAAAACCAATTCTGCCCAAAATTTTCTTTGCAAAAAATGTGATCAATCAAAATGTAAATCCTGAAAATTTGTCTTTTTTAGATTCTTCTTCATAAGTATACTCATCTTCTTGTCCAGAGTCAAGAATATTATCTTGTGCCTTTTGCTCACAATCATAGAGTCTCATCTTTGCCCTATCAATACCAACAACGAATCTTTTATTGATGGTAGGGTCATTATATCTATTCTTCAGTTGCTTCACCATAATCTGTCCCAACTGCTCCAACTCTTCAGTACTAATAAGGGCAAACATAAGATCAGCAGTAGCAGGGAGACCAAAGGACTCACTAGTATCAGTAAGTTCAACATCAGAGTTCCCATAACCACTGCGGGTAGTCTGGGTAGCAGAGACAATGGGAACATTGAATTCCACTGCCAAACCTCTAAGTTCTTCAGCAATTGCTTTGACATAGCTGTAAGAATTGACAGAAAAGTTAGCCTTGTATCTAGAGGAACCACAAATATTAAGGTAATCAATGAAAATAATATCAGGTCTAAATGATTTCTTAAGGGAAAGTTCATTAAGAAGTGACTTGAAATGTCCAGTATGAGCAGAAGCAGTAGGGTATTCCTTAATAATTAAGGTCCCTTGAGTTTTTTTACTAATGCTATTTACTTTAGTTTCAAAAACTTTCTTGGGAAGTTCTTCAATATCTTTGATATTAACATTCAAAAGATTCGCATCAATTCTTTCAGCAATCCGCTCCTCTGCCATTTCAAGTGTAATGTAGAGAACATTGCGCCCCTGCAAGAGGACGGAGCTAGCCATGTGGCACATGAATAGACTTTTGCCGACACCTGTGCCAGCAAGAGCGATATTGAGAGTCTTGTTAGGTATACCACCTTTTGTAATTTTGTTAAAATAATCCAAGTCAAAGGGAATCTTTTCCTCTTTCCTGTGATATGATTCATACCTTTCTTCATAATCATTTAAGTAATCGTGTCCAATATGATTGTCAAAACTAACTGCTAGAGCATCTTGTAGAATTGATGGAATAGAATCTCTAGATTTTTTCTCATTTTGTCCATCAGCAATTTTGATACTTTCCATCAAAGCAAGATAAATTGCCCTGTCTCTACACCACCTCTCTGTAATATCTACCAACCAGTTTTTATCTGCTGGAGAATTATCTAGGTTATGAATATACTCACAAATAGTTTTATAAGTATCCTCAGTAATATCTGTTCTTTTTTCTGCTTCAATTAAAAGAACTTCTTTAGTAGCAAGATCATCATAAGAAACAATGAAATTGCAAATTTCTTCAAATACTATTCTTTCATGAATATTTTCAAAATATTCAGTCTTAATAAAAGGTAAAACTTTCCTACAAAAGTCATTATTAAAAAGAAGATTTCTCAAAATAGTAGTTTCTACCTTTTCCATCATTTATAGTGTAAATAAGTGTGCAACAAATACTTAGGTCCACTGATTGGAGGGTCTCCTCTATGAGGGAACATCCATAGCGGAGGGAAGACCAATAAGGATCCCTTAGTTGGAGTTATAACTTTATCTTTAAACACTGTCTGCCCTCCAACTTCAACATCATTTAGATACCAAAAAAATGACAAATACCTTCTAGCAGATGCATGGTCCATAACATCCACATGGGTATCAAACAAATCAGATCCTCCAGGATTATACTTCTTAATTCTAAATTGTTCAAATGCATGAGAAGGTGGAAATACTCTAGCATCTGCAAATTGATAATACTTATCTTTGTATTCTACAGTAGATTTAATCAGATGATTATGTACAGAAGATACTTGATCAGAAATTTTACAATTTGCAGTTAAGTTTACTTGAGTAAAATTAGGTTTTCCATCATTCTCAACTCTCTCTTGAAGATCAGTCATTTGATCAAAGAAGTCAATCAAGAAATCACATATTTGAGGATCTAGTGCCCCTTCATAAACATGAATAAAATCAGTAAGTTCATCCATATGAAAATTCCTTGTTTGCTATTTCATCTAAGGCTTGCATTACTTCAGCAGTAAAATACTTTTCTGGAGTTTTAAGAATCTCTTTGGCATAGATTTTCTTACCATCAATTTCATAACGACCAGCTACATTCTTCCAGAGTCCACCAAGTTCACCAAGTTCTAGAAGACCATAATAACGATCTAAACCACGCTCATCATAATACAAACGAACTTCAACATCTTGGTTCTCCTTACTTAAACGTGATTTGTGAGTCTTTGCCTTGATAATATTTCCAATGACTTCTGTTCCGTCTTTCTCTTTTTTCTTGCTGAGATAGATGATTGTAGAAGCAGCATACTTAAGACCACTACCACCACCCATTTCCTTTGTAGGAACATATGCACCAATAACATCATAAGTATGGTTAGTAACAATCATTGGAATATTTGCTTGGCCCAGTTTAAGAGTCAACATACGAAAGGCACCTTTAATCAGTTGAGATTTGGTCATATCTCTAACTTCTTTATCATTCAAGGCATCATTAATCTCCTTGCTGGTAGAAAGCATTCCCAAAGAGTCTAGCACAAACATGCAAGGGTTACGTTCTCCTTCAGGTTTCTTCATATAAAGGTCAAGTGCCTTGAGTGCCTTTCCACGAAACTCTTCTACAGTTACTACATTGACAACCACCAAACGAGTTGTGTCAACTCCCCTACTTTCCAGAAGGGATTTTGTGATTGCTGCTTCAGTATCAAAATACAAACAATATCCAGTAGGATTATTGTCAAGGAAATTTTTAACAACTGCGAGAGAGAAGAAAGTCTTTCCTGTAGAACTTTCACCTGCGATTGCAGTAATCTTATTACCAGATACGCCACCAAATATACTGCCGGATACAAGAGCATTAAAAATGTACGAACCTGTATCCACAAAAGTTTCAGTTTCATTAATCTCTGAAGCAAGTTGGGTGTATTCACCACCAATTTCTTTTACAATATCTTTAAGGAAATCCATAGGTTATATAAAAAAAGATTCTAATGTGTTGGTCTTTTCAGTTTTCCATCCAATGCATTGAAGAATTGTTTTCAATGGATCTAGAAAACTTTTATTAAATTGAAGTTCATAATCAACATACTTATTAAGATTTAACTCTTTAGGAAACTGTTGAATGAAGGACAGTACATTTTCATGTATTGGGTTTGCTGCTTTTAGATAACAGAATTTAATTTTCTCGCCATTATTAATAACAGGATATTTATTATCTAAATTATTTTTTTTGATATAGTAATTATACAGCAATACTCCTCTAATGTGAATAGGAGTTCCTTTTTCATAGATTGAATTTACTGATCTATACTTACTG